AAAGATTGAAAAAGGTGAGGAACTTACTTTAAACTATCATTTAGACGGATTAAATTATGGCGAAGAAAGCAAAGAGTAAAGGTAAAATATGTCCAGAGGGTAAAGCCTGGGCAAAAAGAACTTTTGATGTTTATCCCAGCGCTTACGCCAATTTAGCTGCCTCCAAATATTGCAAAGATCCAAATTACGCAAAAAAAGCTAAAGGTGGTAAACGAAAAGGTAAAAGGTTTGGTGGTCCTATAAGAGGCCAAGGTATAGTTATGCCGGATAGATTAAGATGAGCAAAGGGCAGTTACAAAGTTGGCTTGATGAAGATTGGGTAAGATTAGGGGCTGATGGCTCTATAAAAGGCTCATGCGGTGGTAGAAAAAAAGCTGAGGGTAAGCCTAAATGTATACCAAGGAGTAAAGCAAATAAGCTATCTAAGTCAGAACGTGCTAAACTTGTTGCTAGGAAAAGAAAAAAGGATCCAAATCCAAACAGAAAAGGTAAACCAATTATGGTATCTAACAAATTAAAAAAAGGCGGCACACCATTAGCAAATCCAAAAAAAGCTGATCTTAATAAAGATGGTAAACTTTCTTCTTATGAAAGAACAAGAGGCCTTGCTATAGAGAAAGCTATGAGAAAGCAGAACCGTGCTAAAATGAAACAAGGTGGTTTTATAGCTAAAGGTTGTGGTGCAGTTATGAACAATCGCAGAAAAGTTACCACCATAAGTTAGGAGATAATATGCCAAAGAAAAAAAGTGATGTAGACCCAAAATTACAAGCAAGACTTGACGCAAAAGTTAGACCAGATGCGCCAGTTTCAGATGATCGGATTATCTTAGATGCAAAAGGTAATGTCGTAAAACCAAAGAAAAAGGCAGCTGCAAAGAAAAAAACTAAGAAAACTACAAAGAAAAAGTGAGGAACTAAATGTTTAAGAGAACTAAAATGTACGCTATGGGCGGCGGAGTGAAAGGAAGAAAATACGCTGCTAAAGGCGGTGGTATGAAAAAAACTAAATATATGGCTGGTGGCGGAGCTACTAAAGGCTCTAAATATATGGCTAGAGGTGGAGCTATGAAAGGCTCTAAGTACATGGCTGCTGGTGGTGGTATGAAAAGATCAAAGTATGCATCCGGTATGGGAGCAAATAAAAAGTCTAAATATAGAGCAAAAGGCGGCGTAAAATAATTAAGACATAAGGGGGAACTATGTCATATTTGATTTCCAACATACCGCAGTTTAAATGTTGGGTTCGAAGAGAATTTACTGCAAATCATCAAAACTATCATGGTGAATACCTGCATGCATTAGCATTCGCAGTCAACACTATTCCAGACAGATCATTATCATTTCAAGTTGTGTTCACAGGTTGTGAGACTGATTTTGAGGGCTATCCAGACGAAAACGTACACGGTGGCGCTATGTGGGCAAGAATGCCGATAGAAGCACTTGTAGCTGACATAAAGCTAGATGAATGGCCAAAAGCTATGGAAGATCATTTAGCCCAACCTTGGGATTGTCTTAGTCACCATCATTCAGTTGTCGTTTTAGATAGGGTTAGCTCATCACCTTGGATATGCAAAATTGGTGGTGAATTTTATACCGGTAGATATATGTTTACGGTAGATTATACAGAGCACAGTATCGCTGATGATCCTGCACAACATAAACAAAGTCATGTGCTATACTTAACGGACGCTGGTGAATATACTGGTAATTTTGTAGCTTTACCTAATAATAGAGTTAGAGCAACGAATCCAGCTTTATGGCGTACTGGAGAGGGTCCACCAGATTTTTCTCCAAGTCAGTATATACATTCGGCTGAAAAACATGAGAGTTATATGGATCCGGATATAACGTTTGATAATCTATATAACCAGGGAGATAGAGAATAATGGCGTTATCAGGAAGCACAAACTTCGAACCTAATATAACTGAGTTTATTGAAGAAGCTTATGAAAGATGTGGCCTTGAGTTAAGAACAGGGTATGATTTAAAAAGCGGTATAAGATCAGCTAATTTAATGTTAGCAGAATGGGCAAACAGAGGCCTTAATCAGTGGACGATAGAACAAGCAACTCAAACGGTTACAGAAGGCACTAGCAGTTATTCACTTAATTCAAATATTATAGATGTTTTAGACGTTGTTCTACGTAGAACAGTGAATGATGTGCAAACTGATATAAGCATGAATAGGATTAGTAGATCAGAGTATATTAATATCCCAAATAAAAACACCAAAGCAAGACCTTCACAATTTTTCTTAGATAAATTAAGCACACCATCTTTAAAAATATGGCCTGCACCTGAAAACTCTACAGATGTATTAGTATTTAATAAGCTTGTTAGAATGGATGATGCAGATGCGGCAACAAATACTATGGATATGCCATTTAGATTTTTTCCTTGTTTTGTAGCAGGGTTAGCTTATTACATATCACAAAAAAGAGCACCACAACTTACTCCACAACTTAAATCTTTGTATGAAGAAGAATTTAGGAGAGCAGCAGACCAAGATGAAGATAGAGCTTCATTTAAAGTAAGGCCAAGACTTAGAGTTCTTTAATGGCGTACGCAACTGGCAAATTTGCAAAAGCTTTATGTGATAGATGCGGTTTTGAATATAAGTTATTAGATCTAAAAGAAGAATGGAACGGATTAAAAACTTGCAATAGTTGTTATGAGCCAAAACACCCACAATTAGAGCCATTAACGGCAACCGCTGATCCAGAAGCTCTTTATAAGCCTAGGCCTAATAATGATCATGAAGTTGGAGAAGGTTTTGTTGTAGTAGTCAATAATGATATTACTAGATACAATACTATGAACCCAGCAACTTTGGGCACTAACTTTAGTGTAAGTGAAATGACAGGAGGCTTAGGGACGGTTACAATACAAATATCATGACATTAGCAGAGTTAAAAACATTAATACAAAATTATACGGAAAATACTGAAACTACATTTGTAAACAGTTTAGATGATTTTATTAAAAATGCAGAAAATAGAATATTTGATTTGGTGCAGTTTGATTATTTTAGAAAAAACGTAACTGGATCACTAACAACTGGTAATACGTATTTAACAACTCCAACAGATTATCAACTAAGTTTTTCATTAGCTGTTGTAGATGGCAACGGCGACTATCATTACTTAGACAAGAAACATCCATCTTTTATGCGTGAATACAGCGTAGACCCCACAGATTCAACGCTAAGGGGTCTACCAAAGTATTACGCTGATTTTGATAAAGAGCTCTCTACAGCGTCTAACAATGGATCTACTATTATTGTAAGTCCAGTACCAGATGCTAATTACACAGTAGAGTTGCATTATCTTTACAAACCTAATTCACTGGTTACTGATACAACAGGAACCTGGCTATCTAATAATGCTAGGAATGCTTTGTTGTACGGTAGTTTAATTGAAGCTTATATATTTATGAAGGGGGAACAAGATCTTCTACAAGCTTATGAGCAAAGATTTGCTTCATCTGTTAACAGATTGAAAAACAGAGCAGAAGCAAGAGGTAGAAGGGATGAATACCGATATGACTCTTTGAGGACTTCGGTATCGTAAAACATTATGGAAAAAATCGAAAGCTTAAAAGGGGCGACTATAGCCATAGTCGGCATGGGAAAAAGTTGGTTTGATTATAATTTAGCTAAATCACACGGTACACATTTTGATGAAGTCTGGGCAATAAATGCTGTAGGCAGTGTAATTTATCACGATAGGGTATTTATGATGGATCCTGCGTCTAGATTTTTAGAATCAGATGATGCCGGCGGTCAAACAACCAGTATGGTTGAAATGTTACTTAATCACGAAGGGCCTATTTACACTTGTCAATTAGACGATAGATGTCCTGGATTAGTTGATTATCCTGTACACGAAATTGTAAGAGACACCAACTGTCATTATTTAAATAATACTGTAGCTTACGCCATAGCATTTGCATACTGGAATGAAGTAAAAAATATTAAAATGTTCGGTGTTGATTTTTCTTATAAAGGAAATTTACATTTTGCAGAGGCAGGAAGAGGGTGTGTAGAGTTCTGGTTATCAAAATGTATTGATGCAGGTATGCAAATAGAGGTTGCAGCATCATCAACTTTATTAGATACCGATGTACCTGCCCCACAAAAACTATACGGTTACCACAGATTAGCCGATCCTTTAATTGTTTTTGAGGATGAATCTGGATTAAATGTAAAAAACTTAAGTGAAATAGAAATTACTAAAAAAGAACAAAAACCTGTTTTAGTTGATAGAAATGACTCACATCTAAAGCCACCGGAGCCAAATAAATGGTAAAAAAATATATACACGTAAATCAACATAAAATAAGAGCTAATAAAAAAAATGGCACAAATGAGCCTGTAATAACTGTTAAAGAAGGCAGAACTAACACTTATTGTCACGAAGTTAAAATTACAGGTGAGGTAATAGTAAAGTATGGCGGTAATGACAAGCCATTATTGCCTTGTGGTGCAAGAGTAGTTATTGAAACTGATGGATTTGTTGAAATATTAAATCCACGAAAATACTTAGAGGCTTGTGTAAATGAGTGATATAACCCCAGCAGGTATGCCTGAGCTAGGTGTAATAGAGGCAAAAACAACAAGTTTTGGTGGTCATCCTCCTGAGTTCTGGGCTGAAAGACTTACAGAAAAGATAGTTAGTTATTCAGAAGATAAAGAACCACATATTAGAGAACAAGCAAGAGCTTACAAAGATGCTATATATCAGGTTTGTTTGATTTATATAAAAAATGCGTTAAAATCTTATAAAGCCTCTCTAATACAAGATTTAATAGGTGGTGGAGAGGAAGAATTAGCAAAAATTATTAGAGGAATTTGATATGGCTATAAGCTCTACTTTAACCACAAGTTTCAAAAAAGAACTTCTTGAAGCTGTGCATAATTTTAAAAACTCTGGTGGTGATACCTTTAAATTAGCGTTATATACAAGTTCAGCTACTTTAGGTGCTACAACTACAGCTTTTACCACTACAGGACAAGCTAGTGGCACAAACTACACATCTGGCGGTAACAACCTTACAAGAGTAGATCCAACATCTAGCGGCACTACTGGCTTTACTGATTTTGCAGATTTAACTTTTGGAACTGCTACTATAACTGCAAGAGGTTGTATGATCTATAACTCTTCTGACAGTAACAAATCTGTTGCTACTATTGATTTTGGTGGTGACAAAACATCTACAGCTGGTGACTTTACAATAGTATTTCCAGCAGCAGCAGCAAGCACAGCGATTATCAGAATAGCTTAGCCTTATGGCTAATATAACTGGTTGGGGTCGAGGCACCTGGGGACAAGGGCCTTGGAGTGAGCCTATACCAGTTACTCTTACAGGCGTAGCAGCTACAAGTGCGCTTGGTACTGTTTCAGTTGTAGCAAAAGCCAACGTATCCCCATCCTCTCAGGTAACAACCTCTGCATTAGGTACTGTTGCGGTTGACGCAGAGGCAAATGTATCAATAAGCGGCCTTTCTTCTACTTCAGCGCTTGGCACCATATCAACAATTGCAAAAGCAAATGTCATACCTTCGGGTCAAGCAGGCACAAGTGCATTAGGAACTCTAAGTATAAATGCAAAAGCAAATGTTAGCGTTACAGGCTTAGCAGGAACTTCAGCTATTGGTGGAGTTGGGGTAAATGGTGATGCTGTTGCCAATGCTACTGGAGCAGTTGGATCGCTTGGTGGAGTTCTAGTTGACGTAGATGGTGAAGCTAATGTTGTAATTAATGGAGTTGCGGCCACAGGTGCAGTAGGATCTGTAACGACACATAATGCCGTTAAGTTTGGTATTGATGGTGTTGCTGTTACTGGGTCAGTAGGTAGCGTAACTATTGGATTAGGGGCTACGGTATTCCCAATAGGTGTTGAAGCAATAGGTAGCACCTTTGATGTTAACGTATGGGGTCTTGTAGATGAGTCGCAAACAAGAAGTTACTCTAATGTTACAGATACACAAACCTCTAGTTTTAGTGCAATAAATGAAACACAAACACAAAATTATGCTAATATTGATGATGACCAAAGTTCATCCTTTGCTGAAATTAATGAAACACAAACCCCAGATTGGGAAGAGGTAGCTTAAAAAATGGCAACGTATGTAAATGATTTAAGATTAAAAGAAATAGCAACAGGTGATGAGTCAGGTACTTGGGGGGCTTCGACCAACACCAATTTAGAGCTAATTGCTGAGGCGTTTAGTTTTGGCACAGAGGCTATAACAACCAACGCAGATACTCACACAACCACTATTGCAGACGGTTCTACTGATCCTGGTAGATCTATTTATTTAAAATATACAGGTACGCTTGATTCAGCTTGTACCATAACGATTGGCCCAAATACCGTATCTAAACTATGGTTTATTGAAAACGGTACATCAGGATCACAAAACATCATCATTTCGCAAGGATCTGGCGCAAATGTAACAATTCCAGCAGGTCATGTAAAAGCTGTATATTCAGATGGAGCTGGCTCTGGCGCAGCTATGGTTGATGCTTTTACCGATTTAAACTTAGCAGGAACTACAACTGTAGATGTTTTAAGTGGCAGCGGTAATGCAACTATTGGCGGTACATTAGGAGTTACAGGTATAGTTACGCTTACTGATGATCTAATTATTGGTGATGGTAAAACTATAGGATCTGCCTCAGATGTAGACGCTATGACTATAGCCTCTAACGGACAAGTCACTTTTTCACAAACTCTTATTGGTACTGCACTAGACATATCTGGCGATATAGACGTAGATGGCACATCTAACTTAGATGTAGTAGATATAGACGGAGCTGTAGATATGGCCTCTACCCTAGCTGTAGGTGGTGTTGTAACTGCAAACGCAGGTGTAGTCGTAGATAACATAACTATAGATGGAACTGAAATAGATCTATCAAGTGGTGATCTTACGATTGATGTTGCAGGAGATATTATTCTTGATGCAGGTGGTGGAGATTTTGATTTCTTAGTTGGTGGAACAGAAGTTGGTTCGATAATACGAGATGGCAGTAATTTACAATTAAAATCCTCTATTAGCGATGGTAGTATGATTTTTAGAGGCAACGATGGTGGCTCAATAATATCTGCTCTCACCCTTGATATGTCTAATGCAGGTGCAGCTACTTTTAACAGCACAATTAATGGTGTAGGTATTCTAGCCGACGCCACTAACTTTGTAGACAGTATATTAATCAGCCAAGATGCAGGAACAGGAACTTTATCTTCTGCATCTCATAATGTAGGAATAGGTGATGATGTGTTTAACGTTTTAACCTCTGGTATAAATAATACTGCAATAGGTGCTGATGCTTTTTCAAGTCTTACAACTGGACAACAAAACACAGCATTAGGAAAATCTGCTGGAGATGCCTTAACCACAGGAAGTTTTAATGTATTTATAGGTGATGCAGCTGGAGATGCTGTAACTACAGCAGATAGTAATGTAGCTATTGGACAAAACGCTTTAACTAATACCACTACTGGTGCTACAAACACAGCTTTAGGTAGACAAGCTTTACAAGCTAATACTACAGCTTCAGATAATACAGCTGTTGGTAATCAAGCTCTTTTAAACAATACTACAGGAGGATTTAACACAGCAGTAGGAGCTAGGTCTTTGGATGCAAATACCACAGGTGCTGGAAATGTAGCAGTAGGAGAAGATTCCCTTAGTGGAAATACAGAAGGTGACGACAATGTTGCCATAGGACAAAATGCATTAAAATCAAGCACTACAGGAATAAGACTTACAGCCATAGGACAAAATGCTTTAACAGCAAACACCACAGGAGATTCAAACGTAGCGATTGGTAGAAGTGCATTAGGCTCTAATACTACAGCAGATGATAATGTTGCTATAGGTCGAGAAGCACTTTTTGCTAATACAACAGGTGCAGATAATGTAGCAATTGGTAATTTTGCTTTAGATGCGAATACCACAGCAAGTAGTAATACTGCTGTTGGTAGGTCAGCATTAGGTGCTAACACTACAGGAAACTTTAACGTAGCTTTAGGTGCATTAGCATTAGATGCTAACACAGTAGGCGACAGAAACGTGGCTGTTGGTTATAATGCACTTACAACGTATAACCCCTCAAGTAACGAGGATTCTTACCATGTAGCAGTTGGTCATGCTGCTATGGAATCAGTTACAACTGGTAATAAAAACACTGCTGTAGGTGGATTAGCTTTGCAATCTACTACAACTGGTATAGATAATGTAGGTATAGGTTATGCTGCTTTAAATGCAAATACTACAGCTTCAAATAATACAGCAGTGGGAAATAAAGCATTATTATCAAACACAACAGGTACTGCTAATACGGCTGTTGGTAGTTTAGCTTTAGACGCTAATACAACTGGAGATAGAAATACATCAATAGGATATTTGAGTTTAGGTGCTAATACTACAGCAGATAATAATACTGCACTTGGTTATGGAGCACTAAATGTTAATACTACTGGTGACGACAATACAGGACTTGGTTCTGGTGCTCTAGTAGCAAATACTACAGGTAATGACAATACAGCTGTGGGTAGAAGTGCTTTAGCTGCTAATACTGTAGGAGAACTTAATGTAGCAGTAGGAATGAACGCTTTATCTACAAACGTAGATGGTAGTAGAAGTACAGCAGTTGGATATGCTGCACTAGCAGCACAAGAGCCTTCATCTGCTTCAAATGTAAATAACGTGGCAGTTGGTTTTCATGCACTAAATGCAACTACTACAGGTGTTGAAAATACATCATTAGGTTCTGAATCTTTAGAAGCTAATACTACAGGTTCTTTTAACACAGCTGCAGGATATAGGGCATTAGAAGCAAATACTTCAGGAGATGAAAATACAGGTGTAGGTAGAGAGTCCTTATTGAGTAATACTACAGGTGATAACAACGTAGCTGTCGGTCAAAGTGCATTACAACAAAATACAACAGCATCTAACAACACAGCTGTTGGTTATGATTCACTCAAAGCAAACACTACGGGCGACCTAAACACAGCAGTTGGTGCTTTGTCTTTAGATGCTTGTACCACAGGAGCAAACAATACTTCTGTAGGACATGATGCTTTAGGAGCAACCACTACAGGTAATAGCAATACTGCTGTTGGTGAAGATTGCTTACAAGCTAATACAACCGCAAGTAACAATACTGCCGTTGGTAGAAGAGCTATGTTTTCTAATACGACAGGTACTGATAATGTTGCTATGGGACATAATGCTCTTGATGCAAATACTACAGCTAACAATAACACAGCTATAGGACATGACGCTTTAACAGAAAACACTACAGGTGCTCAAAATACAGCTATTGGTAGTTTAGCTTTAGATGCAAACACAACAGCTGGAAACAATACAGCAGTTGGATATAGTACTTTAAGTGCTAACAATACAGGTACTTCTAATGTTGCAATGGGTTCATTTGCTTTATTATCAAATACTACAGGTGACGAAAATACTGCTTTAGGTCAAAATTCATTAGATGCGAATACTACAGCTAACGCTAACACAGCTGTAGGCTTTAACGCTTTAACAGAAAACACTACAGGTGCTAACAATACAGGAGTCGGTAGAACTGCTTTATCATCATCTACCACAGGTAGTTCTAATACGGCTTTAGGTAAGGATGCTTTAGCCACAAATACTACGGCAGATAATAATACAGCAGTCGGAAGATCTGCTTTAGTATCAAACAGTACCGGAGCTAACAATACAGCAGTAGGAATGAACGCTTTAGACGCTAATACTTCAGCAGATAACAATACAGCAGTTGGTAAATCTGCCCTAACAGAAAACACTACAGGCACAAGAAACACATCAGTTGGTGCTTTATGTATGGACGCTAATACAACAGCTAACGACAACACAGCTGTTGGATATGATGCTATGGGTCAGAATACTACTGGTGAAAAGAATACAGCACTTGGTACTTATGCTTTTGATGCTAATACGACAGGAAGTTCTAATGTTGCTGTAGGTAGAGCTGCATTAAGTGCTAACACTACAGCAGACCACAATACTGCTATAGGTTTTCAAGCTATGGATGTAAACACTACAGGTGCACAAAATACAGCAGTTGGTTCAGGTGCTTTAGATGCTTGTACTACAGCAGATGCTAATACAGCTGTAGGGTATTTGGCAGCAACAGCACTTACTACAGGTGCACAAAATACAGCTATAGGTATGGCTGCAGCAGAAGTTTTAACCGAAGGTAGCGACAATATAGTTATAGGGCATGATGCTGCTGATAATTTAACTACTGGTGGACAAAATATTGCTATCGGAGTTGATACATCTTTATCAGCTGCAAGTGGCGATAATCAAATAGTTATGGGTCAGAATGTTACCTGTACAGGAAATGATAATTTTACATTTGGTAATGGTACTACTGATTCTAATATTGCTTTTGGTGCAACTTCTATTACAGCACCATCAGATGTAAGACTAAAAGAAGATATACAAGACGAAGAAGTAGGTTTAGATTTTGTAAATGATTTAAGACCTGTAACTTTCCTTTGGAAAAAAGAAAAAGATATACCTTCTGATATGAAAGCTTTTAAAGAGGATTCAGAAGCAAGAACTATGAATGGTAAATATAATCATGGTTTTATAGCACAAGAAGTTAAAGAAGTGATTGATAATCATAATTTAAAAGAAGGCTTTGATATGTGGTCAGAAGATGAAGCAGATGGAAGGCAAAGAATTGCACCATCAGCTATGATGTCTATAATGGTCAAAGCAGTACAAGAACTGTCTACCCAGGTAGATGAATTAAAAGCCGAAATACAAACCTTAAAGGAGGATTAATATGGCAACAGTAACAGAAGTATTAGATGCAGCATTAGATAGCGTTGCGTTAATCGACAGTATAGATGCAGATGCGTCTAGCGTACCAGCCTGTGAGGGACTATCGCAGTCTGAAATAAACGCTTTAGTACAAAGAAACGTAGATCATTTAGAAATCATTTTATTGTATGAACCAGTTGATAGTGATGATGACACACCTAATGTTAAAGGTTCATCTAGTAGTAAAAAAACTAATTGCACTAATGCAATTACTAAAGGAAAAGCGTATATTAGTTCAAATAGTTAATTTTTTTTAAAAGGGGATAAATATGGTTAAAAAAGAAAAAGAAGTCGATAAAGGCCCAGTAGTTTCTGTAGATGGTACAGAAATGTATGTTAGGGATCTTAATGAAAATCAAAGATATTTATATCATCAAATGGAAGATTTGAGCCGCAAACAATATACGGCACAAAGCGAACTAGACCAAATAAATGCAGCTTTGAGTGTTTTTAAAAATGCTTTTATAAATTCTACAAAAGAGCAGGCAGATGAAGTATTACAGGAGAGCGATAATGAAGTGGATGCGAAAGTTAGTTAATTTTGTTACAAATTCAGAAGATGTAGTTGTAAGAACTCGTGATGACAAAGGTAGATACGTTGGTGACGATAAATCTACTCCTGATGTAAATGAGGCTTACACAACTAAAAGAGTAAAGAAAAGTAAAAAATAATGGCTGATGCACCAGATGCATTTGTCTATAATGCAACTCTTGAAAGAATAGTAGATGGTGATACTTTTGATTGTAGCTTAGATCTTGGTTTTGATGTAAAGCTACACAAACAAAGAGTTCGCCTTGCTCAAATTGACACACCAGAATCACGCACAAGAGATCTTGCAGAAAAGAAACTTGGTTTAGCTGCAAAAGCTAGGCTTGCAGAGTTATGTGCCGGTAAAATCAAAGTAAAATCTTTAGGTAAAGGTAAGTATGGCCGTATTTTAGGTATACCGTATACAGAAGATGGTAAAGACATTTGTCAAATACTTATAGATGAGGGTCACGCAGTTTTTTATGATGGCGGTAAGAAAACTAAGATTTGGGGTGATTACTAAACTGTGGAATCTGCTGTAACCGTCATCCAAGAAGTTGGTTTTCCTATAGCAGCAGCTTTAGGCCTTGGTTGGTTTATTTACAAACTTATTATGCGTATTGTTGATGGTATGGAAACAAAACTTGATACCGTTGATGAAAAAGTAGAAGGTCAAATTGCTGCTATTGAAGAAAGATTAGGCACAAAACTTGATAGCCAGCACGGTATTTTAGTAGCATTAATAGATAGAATTAGAAGCCTTGATAATGAGATTATTAGACAAGACACACTAATAAAAACTATACTAGGAGTGCCACAATTAATTGATAGCAATAAGATTGCTAAGGCTGATAGAGATGACCAAAGGAAAGATTAAGCTACCATTACACTACAAAATAATTTTTATTTGGGCTGTAGTTTTATTTGTTGGTATTCTTTGCGTAAACATCCAAGCAGATACCATAACCTTTAAATTTAAAAATCCAAGTTTTAGTGGGGTAAATACTAGCTCACATTATCTTACTATAGAAAATCAAGAACACATGCGTAAGATGACTATTAAAGAAGAAATTAAAGCCTTACAAGACGAATTAGAAAGAGATGCAGAAAACACTACATTAGCAAGATTTTTAAGGAATTTAGAAAGTAGAATATACGCACAAATATCAAGACAGATAGTTGAAAACATGTTTGGGGAAACACAATCGACTGAAGGATCGTTTGAGCTTGAGGGCAACATAATATCTTACAAGATTGAAGATGGCATGATAATACTAACAATTTTTAACTCAAATGATGGAACAACGACTGTTATTGAATTGCCTTTTGGCGATTTCAGTTTCTAGCTGTAGTCTTTTAGACGTAGTACAAGAAACTAATCCTAAGACATTTAATCTTGAAGGCAGAGAATCTTTTAGCATTTATCAACTACAATCTTCAGAATTAGCAAACGTAAAACCACCGGTAGTCAAGCCTGTTGTTGCTGTTTATCCAAATTCTTTCTTAGACCAAACCGGACAAAGAAAAAGTAACAGTGAATTTGCTTTGTTTTCATCTGCTATAACTCAAGCACCCAATACAATATTAATACGATCTTTAAAACACGCAGCTGGCGGTAATTTTTTTCGTGTAGTAGAAAGAGTTGGTTTAGATAATCTAACAAAAGAAAGACAACTAATAAGATCTACAAGAGAAAAATTAGGTGAAGAACAAAGCCTAGGCCCACTCCTATTTGCTGGTGTCTTGCTAGAAGGTGCTGTTGTATCGTATGATAGTAATATAGCTACGGGAGGTATTGGAGCAAGATACCTTGGTATAGGCTCTAGTATGCAATACCGAGAGGACAGCGTAACCGTTAGTCTCAGAATGGTGTCTGTAGCAACAGGCGAAATACTTATAGAGGTAATGTCGCAAAAAACTATCTATAGTTATGGCCAATCGCAAGATGTTTTCAAATTTATAGAAATGGGAACAGAATTGGTAGAAATAGAAACGGGAGCCACCCGCAACGAAAGCACAACCCTAGCTTTAATGAAAGCTATCGAAGGTGCAGTTTTAGAAATAATAAATATAGGAAATACACGAGGGTATTGGAAATATGAAGAAACTAATTAATATTGTTTTATTTATGTCTCTATCTATAGTTGCAGATAATGAAATTTATGTAGACCAAACTGGTAACTCAGCTGCTATAGATTTAGAGCAGCAAGGCGGTTCTAACCTTATTGGTGGTACATCAGCAGAAACAGGTAGCATGACGGCTCTAGATCTAGATGGTGTGTCAATGATACTTGACATCAATCAGATTGGTGCATCAAACGTATTTAGATCAGATGCTATAGATGGTGATAACTTTACTGGATTCTTTGAGTTTTCAGGCGATAGTAACGTTTTTGATATCTTAATGGATAGCACAGGTCTTATAGACTCTGATTACATTAATATGAATATAAATGTTACAGGATCAAGCAACACGTTTGATTTAGCGGTTGCAGAAGATGATGACGCATCATATTTAGATTTAGATTGGATTATTACTGGGGGCAGTAATGAGTTTGATTTTGATATAGATTATGCAAATGCGATAAACTATGTAGATGTTAATGGAAGCAGTAACACAATTAATTTCAGCGGTAGTGGATATGGTGGCACAACATCAGCTGATAGTGGATATTTTTACTTGGATTTAGATGGTAGTTCAAACACACTCGATATTACGCAATCTTCAACGCTTGCAAGGGATTATCTCAAAATTATTAGTAATACTTCTAATTCAAATATCTGTGTGGTCCAAAACGACCAAGGTACAAGCACAAGCTGTTGATATAGGGGACATATCTGAGTTATCTGGTTCTGCTAGTGTTGTAAGGGATCAGCTTTATAACGCTACAGTAAATTTTGGTATACAAACAAATGATGAGGCTATTACCAATAATGGCCGTATGGCTATTAAGTTTTTAGATGATAGTCAAGTAAAGCTTACAGAACACTCCCAGCTTTTAATAAACGAATACATTTTTGATCCTGATCCAGATAAATCAAAAATGGCCCTTACCTTTGCGTTAGGAACTACTAGATTCATTACCGGTAATCTAAACCGTATTAACAAACAAAACATATCTTTACAAACTCCAACTGCAAATATAGCTATACGTGGTACTGACTTTACAGCAACCGTTAATGAGTTAGGTGAGTCATTAATTATATTACTGCCAGATGAATACGGTATATCAAGCGGGGAGATAGAAGTTATTACTGCAACCGGAAGTGTCATACTTAACAAACCGTTTGAAGCTACAACAGTAAATGTTTTTGAAAGCGCTCCATCAAAACCAGTAATCCTAGATTTAACCTTAGATTTAATTGATAACATGCTTATAGTTTCACCACCAGAGGAAGTGGTTGTAGAAGCAGAAGAGGTGATAGTAAAGTCGGATAGTATTTTAGATTTTAATGATTTAGATATTGATTATTTGGATGAGGATTTTTTAGATAACGAAGCTGAACTAGAGTTTACAGAGTTAGATATAAACTATCTAGATGTAAATTTTTTGGAGGATTTATTAGATGTTTTGGATGCTCTTGAGGTAGCAGAGGAGGAAGATCAACTATCACAAGATATAGGATCAATTAGTCTTACAGGTACGCAGTTTGGACAAGACCCAGACACACAAATAATATCTTTTATAGATGGTGAAAAGCTTACCCTTATAAGAGCTGTAAACAACAGCGCAAGAGTAGATTTAGACACTAACGGTAGTTATACTGTAATCTTTATACAAGATGGTGTTTCTAAAACTATCAAAGTAAACGGAGGCAGTAGTAGTATTATTACTATTAGACAAAGCCAGTGAAATATAAAATATTTATATGTTTGTTTGCCTTACTATCACTACCACTTATATTTCAAAGCCAGCCTACAGAAATATTAAAACTTAAATTTTTTGACGCTTTTGTAGAACAAAAAGAACCATCTAACTTTTTTACCATATTAAACTTAGATGAAGAGTTTATAGCAGATGAGGGTGGTTGGCCCTTACCCAGACAAAGATTAGCTGAAATACATGTAGATATTTTAAATGCTGAAGCTCTAGGTGTTGGGTGGGTTATATCTTTTCCACAACCAGACCGTATGGGCGGCGATGCAGTTTTTGCAGAGGTTTTAAATTACGGTGGTTCTGTCCTTGCTATGTTTGAGAATCCAAACGGGTCATACCCTGAGACTTCAGGTACAGTTTTACTAGGTCCTGATGTAGGTGGTATGATGAGTCAGGGAGTAGTGCAGAATATTGATGTACTTAAACTGTCTGCGGATCAAGGTATTGCTACTGCTCCCGTAGACGTTGATCAATTAGTCCGCAGAATACCACTTTTACTTAGAACTCCAGATGGCTTTGTATCCGCCTTTGGTACCGAAGTGATGAAAATGCTTGTTGGTAATAATACTTACATTATAAAAACTAATGATAATGGTATAGAAGAAATAACTGTACAAGGTTTAGCTCCTGTAAAAACAGACAGTCTAGGTCGTAAATGGATAAGCTGGGTTGATACGCCAGAAACAACATTAGAAGAACTAGATGTTGCTAATAAATTTGTTTTTATCGGTGTAACAGCTAGCGGTATCATGCCGCAAATCGCAACTCCGGTTGGATTATTAGAACCGCATAAGATTCAAGCGGCATTATCTGAGTCAATTTTGATTCCTGACAGTCCATATATACCAGATTTTGCTTTTGCGTTGGAAATTTTAATTTTTGCAATTTTTGTCACTCTGACGTGGCTCTCAATTAATTATCTTGGTGTGGTTAAGGGCATAAGTCTCGCTGGTGTTTTACTGCTCACCAACGGCTTCTCAAGCGTTTTTTTAATCAAAAAGGGCATTTTGATAGATTTTACCTGGACTTTTGTATCGCAAGTGCTCACAAGCGCAACAGCTTTCTATATAAACTATCGTAAGCAATACAAATTACGTCAACAAATTAAGAAACAATTTGAACACTATTTAGATCCTAGACAAATTGCAATTCTGCAAAAAACTCCCGAAGCACTCAAACTTGGTGGTGAAAAAAGATACTGCACTTTTTTATTTACTGATGTCCGTGGATTTACCGCTTTATCTGAAACTTTAGAGCCAGAAGAGGTTACAAACATTATGAACAGAGCACTAACAATACAATCTAATGCCGTAAAGAAATATGGCGGTATGGTAGATAAGTATATTGGTGACGCCATGATGGCCATATTTAACGCACCAATAGATTTAGATCATCATGAAGATATGGCTATAGAAGCAGCACTTCAAATTATGCAAGATATGAAAGAAGCAAATATAGGTGTAAATATTGGTATCGGCATCAACAGTGGCGAAGCTTGTGTTGGTAATATGGGTAGTGATACTAGATTTGATTATAGTGCTATTGGGGATGCAGTAAATACGGCTGCAAGACTTGAAAGTGCAACTAAAAATGTGGGCGTAGATTTAATAATAGGGCATAACACTAAAAAATCTTGCAATTTTAAGTTAGAATTACTAAAACCAATTAAAGTTAAAGGTAAAAAAGAATCTTTAGCAATATATACTATTAAATAATATGGTTAACAAAAGACTTACAGTTCAAGACGTGGCTAAAGATTTAGCTGTATCAAAAAAAGAAAACGCAGAGCGTTGGAAAACTGCTTTCAACGAGTTTGCAGATATTAAGCAAGAAATAGCATCTATAAATACAACTATTAGAATGGCAACATTTGGTGTTTTTAGTTTTGTTGGTGCTTTAGCTATAGCAGTATTTACTACGGTGATATTATGAAAAAATTAATCAAAGGTATTCTAGGTCAAGTAGCACCTACTATTGGAACTGCTTTAGGTGGTCCTATGGGCGGTATGGCAGGTAATATGATTGCAGATGTGCTTGGTTGTGCAAACAATCCAAAAGATATACAAACAGCAATACAAAACGCTACACCTGAACAAATGATGCAAATAAAACAAGCTGAGCAAGATTTTAAAGTAAAGATGAAAGAGCTTGAGGTTGATGTATTTAAGCTTGAGACAGAAGATAAACAAAATGCAAGAGGTATGTTCAGTAAAGATTGGACAGCAAGAATTATAGGTATTGCTACTATTGGAGGTTTTTTAGGATACATATTCTTGGTAACGCTACAACCACCAGAGCAAAACTCTGAGGCTTTAATAAATCTTGTATTGGGATATTTAGGAGGATTAGCAAGTGCTATTATTTCGTTCTATTTTGGAGCGTCTCACTCAGGCGACAAAGGAGAGTAACATGCAAATTTCAGAGGAAGGAAAATCACTTATCAAAAAGTTTGAAGGTTGTGAATTAGAAGCGTACAAATGTGCCGCAGGAAAATGGACAATAGGTTTTGGCCGAATAAAAAATGTAAAAGAAGGTGATACTTGTTCACAAGAACAAGCAGACAAGTGGCTGGAGGAAGAGCTGCCTGTATATGGAGCATACGTAAGTGACGCAGTGTTAGTGCCGCTAGAGCAAAATGAATTTGATGCTTTAGTTGCTTGGACATACAACTTAGGTCCATCAAATCTTAACAACTCCACTATGTTAAAAGTTCTTAATGACAATAAAAAAGATGAAGTACCACATCAAATGCGTAAATGGAATAAAGCAAGAGTTAATGGAGAAAAAGTTGTTTTACCGGGACTAGAACGCAGAAGATTAGCAGAATCTTTACTGTTTGAAGGTAAAGAATGGCATGAGGTTTAGCGCATGCCCTTGCAAAAAACAGTTTTCAGACCAGGCATAAATAGAGAAGGTACCGCATACGATAACGAAGGCGGGTGGTTTGATTGTAATCTTGTAAGGTTTAGAAAGGGCAGGCCAGAAAAGTTTGGTGGTTGGGAAAAAGTTACAGATAACACTTATCAAGGAACCGCAAGAGCCTTACACGCTTGGATTGCATTAGAGGGTACAAAGTATTTAGGAGTTGGCACACATCTAAAGTATTATGTGCAAGACGGTAGTGCATTTAACGATATTACTCCTATTAGATCAACAACGTCAGCGGGTGATGTTACATTTTCTGCAACAAACGGCAGTTCAGAAATAACTGTAGCCGATACAGCCCACGGGGCAGTAAAAAATGATTTTGTAACTTTTAGTGGCGCAGCTTCACTTGGCGGTAATGTTACGGCTGCTGTTTTAAATCAAGAATATCAAATAGATTCTATTGTAAATGCTAATAGCTATAAAATAACTGCAAAGGATAGTTCTGGTACAACAATAACAGCAAATGCATCTGACAGTGGAAATGGTGGTTCCTCAGTTGTTGGTGCATATCAAGTAAATGTAGGTCTAGATGTTTACGTCCCTGGTACTGGTTGGGGCTTAAACGGTTGGGGTGAAGGTGCATTTGGGCAAGCAGCAGCTCTATCCAGCACAAACCAACTAAGACTTTGGACGCATGATAACTTTGGCGAAGATTTAATAATTAATCAGCGCAATGACGGTATTTTTAGATGGTTAGAGTCAGACGGCACATCAACTAGGGCAGTAGAACTATCGCAAGTGTCTGGAGCTAACCTTGTGCCAACTAAAGCTTTACAAGTAATAACATCTGAGGTTGATAGACATTTAATAGTTTTAGGTGCAGATCCAATTAGCGGTACCTCAAGAACAGGGACGATTGACCCTATGTTAATAGCATTTAGTGATCAAGAAAACGCACTAGAGTTTGAACCAAAGTCTACTAATACAGCAGGTTCTTTAAGACTATCATCAGGATCATCAATTATTGGTGCGGTAAAAGCACGACAAGAAGTTTTAGTTTGGACTGATACCGCTATGTATAGTATGCAGTTCGTTGGGCCTCCTTTCACATTTGCTGTCAACTTAATTAATGAAGGAACTGGATTGGTGGCACCAAAAGCAGCTGTAACTGCTCCATCAGCAGTATTTTTTATGAGTTACAATAATTTTTACTTCTATAACGGTTCTGTAAATACCTTACCTTGCTCAGTACACAATTATGTATTTAACGACATAAATCTTACACAATCTTTTAAAATACACGCTTTTACTATAAAAGATAAAAATGAAGTCGGATGGTTCTATTGTTCTGCTAATAGCGAAACTATAGATCGGTATGTTATATATAATTATTCTGAACAATTATGGTTTTATGGGCAACTTACTAGAACTGCTTGGTTAGATTCAGGTATTGAAAACTTTCCAAGAGCAGCTGCAAATAGCTATCTATATCAGCAAGAACTAGGTTTTGATGATGATGGATCGCCTATGACTGGTGTATTTATAGAAAGCTCAGACTTTGATTTGGGTGATGGTGAACAGTTTGCTTTTGCCCGTAGGATAATACCGGATTTTAAATTTATTGAAAATCAAAACAATTGTTCTGTAAACGTAGTTGTTAAAACAAGAAATTTTCCAGGTGATAGTCTATCAACTAATTCTACAAGTGAGATTACGAGCAGCACACAACAATCTTTTATAAGAGCTAGAGCAAGACAAATGGCTTTACGTGTAGAATCAAATGATGATGCTACCGATAATGGTAACTTAGGAGTAGGTTGGCGCTTAGGGGCTACTAGAATAGACATAAAAGCAGACGGTAAAAGATGAGCAAACTGCTTCCAACGCAGTTACCGTTAGCACAATCAGAGGTAACTCCCGAAGTTTTTAACCGCCTAATAAGATTATTAGAGATAAATTTAGGTGCAGTAAACCTTGATAATACTCGTCAAGTAAGCGAAAATGAGTTAGAAACCTTGAATTTCAATCCAGGTAGTATAATCTGGAATACAACACTTGAGGTGTTGCAGGTCTATACTGGCTCAGAATGGGTTAATATAGGCGAACCTTTAGTCAACGAGGGACTAGAGGCAACAAGCGCACTAGGTAAGGTGACTGTTACAAATAACGGCGCTGTATCTATCAAACTTGCTAATTTTGGAAAATAAACATACTTTTTAAGTATTTACGCTAAAATAACAAATACTATGGAAGGAGATATGCAGGATAAATTAGCACAACCACAATTAGAGGATACACAAATAGTTCACGCCGCACCAGGCGAAATGGTAGTTCCACCAGTTATTAGTAACACTACACAACAGTTAATTAATAGAGATATGCAGGCTGTAGGACTAAATCCACAAGAATATGTCGTTGGTAACGGTCAGATAAATCAATTAACTGGACTTCAACAGTTTGGCTTCTTATCAAAAGTATTTAAAAAAATAAAAAATGTAGTAAAAAAAGTAGCACCAGTTGCTGTTAGTTTTATACCTGGAGTTGGACCAATAGCAAAAGGATTGCTTACAGCGGCTGCTGGTAAAGCATCTGGGATGGATACAAAGTCAGCCTTGTTAGGTGGATTAACAGCAGGTATTGGATCAAAGTTTCTTGGGTCTGGGATTGGATCAAAAGTTGCAGATAAAGGTATATTTGGCGGTACTATTGGGCCAAGAATAAAATCTGGTTTAGGTAGTTTTTTCAAGCCAGGAGATCAAGCAACCGGTATTTTTGGAGGGCAAATTGGACCTAATCTTAGGAGAGGTATTGGTAATTTATTTAGTCCACAAGATTTTTTTGCTCCTCAACAACAAATAGATCCTAATACTGGTGGTTTTGTTCAAACTAGCTATGGAGCTCCAAATTATCAATTAAGCCAAGAGGAAATGAAATACATAACGGAAAACTTTACTCCTATGGGAGAGAGTGGATTATTTAAAGGGCCTGATGGTAAAGGATATACTCCAGACCAGATTGTTGCAGGTTTAAGAGCATCCCAACCACAAACTCAACAAAGAGGTTTAGGATTTAATTTATTTGGTGGCACACCAGGACAAAGTAGATTGGGTATTATTGAGGATATACTTAAGGGAAGGGGATCAGACCCCGTGCGATCCGGTGGTAGTTTTTTTGGTATTGATACTCCCGGTCCAATTAAAGGTATTGAAGATGTTATTAAAGGACAACAAACTGGTGATTCGAGAGGCGGACTAGCAGCTTTAGCGGCTTTATATGGATTAGCTACAAAGAGAGCAGCTGAGGATAGAGTTGGTGGATTAACTGATATAAGAGCTTCAAGACGACCAGATCTAGCTGCTCAGCCAGTATTTCAAGGATTTGATCTAGGGGTTAGACCAGGAATGGCATACGGCGGTACAGCAGAAGGCAGACCAGGATTTGCAAAAGGAGGTGCACTAAATCCAGAATTATTTGAATTAGATTACCGTCAAGTAGGTGGGCCAACAATAGGTATTGGTACAGGCACATCTGATGATATACCGGCTATGTTAAGTGATGGTGAATATGTTTTTACCGCATCAGCTAATAATGGTGCTGGTGCTTTTGATATATCTAAATCTAAGGATTCAATCATGCTAAAACCAGATGGCAAACCAAACAGAGAAAAGGGTGCAAAGAATTTAGGCATGCTTATGGATATGTTTGAAGATACTGATAAGAGGCTTTCTTAATGGCTATTATAGGTAAATTAATGGGTACAAGACCTAGTATGTCTGCACCAAGAGTAGCACCTAGACCTTCTCCTGTTGTATCCAGACCATCACTTGATTTTTTAACAGGCGGTCAACCCAAACAAACAATACCAGCAGACGCATTAGATAGAGATACTTTGATTCAGGATATTTTAAGGAAAATACAAGTGCCAACTGCTCCTGTATTTGATCCTACAAGACTAGAAGCAAGACTAGCTGAGTTAGAGGGTAGACAAGCTCCAGTTTTCGATCCGAGCGCTTTACAAGAACAAATAGCTGAATTACAAAATAGAGAAGCCCCTGCATTTGACCCTAGTGAGTTACAGAAACAAATATCTGATTTAAGACAAAGGCCAAGTAGAGATGATTTTATGTCTATTGAGAGGCAACTACAAGATTTACGAAATAGAGATATACCACAGTTTGATGCATCTGGTTTACAATCTCAAATAGGTGGCTTAGAAGATAGGTTGGCTAATTTGCCTCAATTTGACCCATCTGCTTTACAAAGTAGACTTGCCGAGCTAGAAGGAAGAGAAGTTCCAACAATAGACAGAGAAGCATTAATTAAAGACATAACTGGAAGAATAAAACAACCTAGACCTTTTGATCCAACCAGAATTAGAGAAAGGTTAGCAGCTTTAGAAAATAGGAGACCAGCACCAGCAAGACCATTATTTGACCCAAGTAGATTACAGGCTAGATTGGATGCGCTAGAAAGTAGAGAGCCAGTAGCCCCACCACCTGCTTTTGATCCATCAAGCTTACAAGAGCGCTTATCTGCATTAGAGAATGTAGAACCAGTTGCTCCTCCAGCTTTTGATACGTCTGCAATAGATCAAAGGCTTGAAGATATCACTAGACAGTTAGCAGAACTACAAAGTGCACAAGCGCAGCCATCTCCAACTCCGGTAGTGCCTCCAGTACAACCTTTACCAATACAACCACCAGGCGATTTGAATTTAGATATTAAAGAAGATGCACCAGATATAAGAGATCTTGCAAAAGAATTACCAGAAGGCGGAACTATTTTTGACAGATTACCAGTGCAAAAACCAACGCCTCCCATGTCAATAGAAAGACTTGGTGAGGACAGATTAGTAGGCGCACCAGTAGGAAATTTGCAGATGGGTGAGGGTGTTCCATTTACGCCACCAGAGCCTCCACAAGATGACGGGACTATGAATGACAGGCCTAGAATTGGTAATTATGGATTAGAAAGAGAACCACAACCAAGTCTAACTATACCAGTATCAGGAGCAGGAACTAATTTTAGACCTAACTTTGGCATACCAACTGACACATCACCTATTATATCTATAGGCGGCCCAGGTGGAGGTCGAACAGATCCTAGAATGTTCCCAGGCGGTTCACGGACTTTTGATGAAAGAGGTGAAACGTTAGCACCTGTGCCACTCACAGAGGAAGAGAAAGCAGCTTTTGGCCCTCCCCCACCTCCAGGTGCAATAGACACTAGAGGAAGCATAGTAGGTCAGCCAGCATACACCACAGGCTCTGTAGTAGAACCTACACCTGATCTTGTAGCAACAGCAACAGTCGACCCAGTTACACCATCACCTACACAAACTATGCCTGTGGCTCCTAATACGATTGATCCAATAATAATGGGGCAAACAGCTGATGAGGTTGTTACTGACCCACTTATTCGTGCTTTATATTTTGGTACTCCTGATCAACCAGGGTTCTTTAACCAATTACAACAAGTAGGTGCTAACTTACTAGGTGCACAAGCACCAGGGACTGAATACGATCCAAGTATGACAGAAAAGTTCTTCAACCCGTTTGAAGATAGAGTTGTCCAACAAACAATAGAGGATGTACTAAAAGCTGGTGAACAAAGAGATATTGCCCAAAGAGCACAAGATATTGGTAGAGGCGGTTTATCTGCCTTTGGCTCTAGAGCTAGACTAACTGCTGATGAGCGTCAGGAAGCTCTTGGTAGAGGTTTAGGTCAAGCCTTAGCTGGTATCAGACAAAGTGGGTTTAGTGAAGCTCAGCGAACAGGTCTAAGCGAGTTTGATAGACAGTATGGCAGAGACATAAGCCAGTTATACAGACCGCTAGAAGTATTACGTGGTATTGGTGGCTTGTTGCCCGGATATACACAAGCAACTTCCAGAATAGGCACAACTTATGGTATGCCGCAGGATCCAAGCGCTTTAGGTCTAGGGGCTGCTTTAAGCACATATGCTTCATTAGCACCACAAACAGGGTCTGCATTTGATAATTATGGCCAAACTACGGGGCAAGGGTAATGACTCCAGAAGCTTTTATACCAACAGAGCCAATTATTCGAAGTGAAGTAACTGATCCAGCGACAGTTAAAGCACTACAAGATTTTGGTATTAATCCAGTTGGTAAGTCTATAGAGGAAATAGAAAACGAGATAAATGCAATTTTAGCTAGAGAACAAAGACGATTAGCTTTTGATCCAACTGATCCTTTAGATTATTTATCAGCAGGATTGACAGCTTCGGGTGTAGGTACTGGAGTCGGACTTGGAATTAAGGGTTTAAGAACAGCTAGAAAAGCAGGAAAACTTGGTGAAACTTTGCGTATGGGAAACATGCTAAAAGGAGCATTAGCAGCTCTAAATCCTATTAAAGTTACTACAAAAACTGCATCACAAGGTAGAATTGTACCTAGCGTGGGTCCTCCAGGTCCTTTTAAAACAATAGCAACAAGCACGCAAGTAACTCCAAAAATTCCACAAACCTTGTTATATTCTGGTGAGATAGTCCAAGCACAAGATGTGGCTGCGGCAGAAAGACAGGCAGATAAAATACAAGAATCTTTAGATGAAATAACAGCAAGTAATGCAATAAATGGACAACCTGAAGGTGGTGGTGAGGAGGATGGTGACTCTGTTACACTAACAGATCAAACACAAACAGAGAATGGCAAAGAACAAAAACCTGAGCTAGGAGATACAAAAATAGTAGATGGCAAAACTTACATTTATACCGCAGCTGGATATGTATTAAAGCCAGATAAATCAAAGCCAAGTGTTTCAGAATTATTTAGAAAAAAAGATATAAATAGGTTTTTAAGAAATGTTGGAGCCGCTTTAGTAGAAACAGGTGATTTTACTGGCCTAGCAAAAGGTGCCGCTAAAACAGCAGAAGAAAGAGCAGCAGAGGAATTAGCTACTTCTCTTGCAGAAATAGAAGCAGGTAAAAAAGAACGCCCAACTCAAAATTATATAGAAGATAGAAAAGTAAGTTATCAAGATACATTTAATGAATACAAGAAAGGTGAAAATACTATAAACTTGCTAGGCAAAGTTATACAGATAGCAAATAATGAAGATTTAGGTGGAGCCAAAGCTGCCATTAAAGAGTTTGGGTATAGGTTTTTTACATTTTTTGACCCAGATACAGTTCCTGATGTTAAAACTTTAGCTGGTAATATTTTAGAAGAAATAGCTAGATCTCAACCTGGAGATTTTTTAGGACAGTCAACAGGTAGGTTATCAGATAGAGATATTCAATTGGCACAAGAACTATTAGCAACAATAAAAGGTCCAAGAGGAGCCTTTAAATCAAGAACAGAAATATTGAATGTTTTAAGCAGAAGATTAGCAACACTCAACACCCAGCAAAATACAAGGCTTACAAGAATTGCTAATGACGAAATATTTTTTAGAGATCTTGGTGTAGAGCTACCTTTATTGATAGATGATGAGTTTTTATCAGCCGCTTCCCAACAAGACCAAAATCAAGAAGTTCAAAGAATACCTTTACAAGAACCTGAAGAAGAAACAGCAGCAGATCAATTTGCTGCCAGTAGGTAAAAAATGCCAGTATTTGAAGTAGAAGTCGCACCTGGGTTAATTGAAACCGTCGAAGCTAATAACGCATCTGATGCTCGTAAAATAGTAAAAGGGCGAATAGCAAAAGGCGTTGTATCTCCCATTTATGATGAATTATATTTTGATTATGAGACTGGTGTAGATGATCTAAAACTAAGGCGTTTGTTAGCTAGGGCAGAAACTTTAGAAGAAAAAGAGCAAGTCCTTAGAAACTTAGTAGGTTCCTCTGGTTACATAAAAACAACAGATAAAAGTTTGGCCTTAACACCAAAAGGTCTCAAAGAAAGAGGATTACCTATACAAACAAGAACATTACAAGACGGTAGTGTTTTACAACTTAATACCATTATTGAAGGCCCTATGGGAGAAAGAGGTGACTTAGCAGATTTTATGGGAGTTGCAGGCCCAATAATAGGAAGTGTTGCTGGAGTTTTGCCACAAAGTAAAATATTTAAAGCTGCTAAAGCTTTAGCCGGCGGCAGTCAATTAGCTGGCAGGGTACTTGGTGGAACTTTAGGTGGTGGTTTAGGTAAGGGTGGTGAAGAAGTTGCAGATGCCATTCAAGGTTTTCAACTTGAAGATTCTTATGATTTATTTAATGTAAATCCAAAAGAAGGTCTTGGCACAATTACTAGAGAAGCTGGTTTGAGTGCTGCGGGTGAAGGTTTAAGTCTTTTAGGGGGTGGGCTTTGGAGAATGTATTTTGGTGCCAAAGCACCTTCAGCAGAATTAAGATTGGCGAGATATGGTGCCGACAAATTAGATCTTGTCGATTTGCAAAGACTTGACGCAGACTTAGGTAAACAAGCCACAAGAAAACAAATTTTAGATGCAGTAAAAGCAGGAAAGATAAAAAAATTAGATGATGCATATAGAACTTCACTTGCAAATTTAGATATGACTGTTGGTGGTAAAACACAAGCAATAGCTGAAGCAGTTATAGGCGTTTCTAGAAGCAAAAGTAATGTGCCCTATTTATCTGAAACATTTGACAACCTTACAAGTGCTTTTAGAAAAAGAGGATCATCTTTAAATGCCTACGTGGATAATGCAACCGCTGATAAAGTTACAGATTCTGTAAACGTAGCAAAAAAAGAGCTTGAAAAAGATACAACTGAAGCTGTCAAAATATCAAAAGAATTAGTAGAAGATTTAACAAATAGTTATATAGGAGTTGAAAATTTTAAAGATGCTCCAGCATTTAGAGACTATGGAGAGTTTGTATTAGATACTCTTGGTAATGCAAAAGGTGCAGTAAATAGAGAAGTTGGGTTAGCTTATGATGCATTAGATAGGCAGTTTTTTGATTTAGGCGCTAATCCTAATTCTATTGTTGCTAGAGCTATTGATGACGTTATAAGACATTACCAAAGAGAGGGTTTGAATAAAATAAATTACTTTAAAAAAAGGAATGGTTTTGATGAAAAAATGACACTTTCCGATCCAAATATAAATATTAATGTAAGAAATGTTTTAGAGGCAGAACAGGACTTTATGCGTTTACTTGATCAAGTACCACCAGATTTTGCAGGTAATCAACCTTTTGGTAAACTGACTAGAGTTTTAGAAACTAAAAGAGATTTAGAAAAATTTTTAAAAGTTTCAACAGAGAGTAAAGAAGCAGATTTGTTTTACACTTTATCCAGGTTGCTTGACGATTACGACTTGCATGCGGCACGAGGAGAAGTTGCTCTAAGAAAGCTAGATGAAAACGCCGACAGTATTTTTACCATGTTAGGATTGAGGGGCGGTCAAGTAATAAAAAATGTAGAGGCAAGAACAAAAGCAGATAAATCACTACTACCCGAAACATTTGAGAAAGAGTTATCTAATACACAAAGAATTAAGATTAATAATGCCATAGAGCAACTAAGAGAAGCTAATGAATTAGCTTATAGACTTAATAAACCTTTTGATGATGCTACTATTAAAAAGATTACTCGTGCAGCTAGAGGCAGAGGGGCTTATGACGCAGACGATATTTTTAAGGATTTGATATACAAAGGATCAGCTAGGCAGTTAGAAGATTTTTTTAAGGCGTTACAAGATTTTGATGATTATTTGCTTGCTAGAAATGATTTTGATTTAGCCAACAACTTTGAAAGAGCAAAATCACAAACTTTACAAAGGTTGTTTAAGACCGCCTTCGACAATAGTGTAGATCCTGTAACTGATACTATTGATTACTCGGTTTTTGCAAAATATATTAAAAAATTTGAAACAGACCAACCAGGCAAACTAGATGT